GATTAGAATCGCTGACGAAAATCGCCACATCACCAAGATTCTGGATGTCTACGTCTTGACCTGTTTCTAAATCTAAGACTTCGCCAGACTCGACTTCGACCTGTAGGATTTCTTGCGCCAAGACTGAGTTCTTAACGTCATCTTGATTCATCACCGTAGAACCGTCGGTATCGTATAGATTGACGGATATCTGTGCGCCTACGGTTGCGTTATCCGCTGGGGCATTCGTAGAGCCAGAAACATCAGCCCAATTAACCCGTCCGACTGTAGCGAATACTGTAGTATTGGGATCAGCATTTGGCTCCAGGTTAGACTGACTAGCCGCATCTGTCCCTACGTTCTTAACCGCTCTAACCCAATAATAGCGAACATCACCTGCGCTAACTGAATCTGCTGAGTTAGACGCATCATGTATAAACTGCGTTCCGTCAGTTTCACCGATCTTAACTGCTGAACTAAAGTTACCATTGGGTGAAGCGTAGATGTAGATAGTCCCATAGTCTGCCGGTCTTGCAGGGTTCACCCAGTTCAATTCGTTGTTCTTTAACCCAGCAGTAACACTTAAACCAGAAGGGCTTGGAACGCCTCTGAATGCGTCTGTGATGTCGCCTGTAGCGGTAAGCGTGGAATATTCGTTAGCCGCTGGATCAGAGTATGAAGTCGAAGAATCTTCTCTAAGCGTAAGATTGACCCCGCCTTCGTCTGAAAACGTCCAGCCAACGCACATAAAGACTTTGTTCGACCAACTTAATTCATCAACCGAGACTTGAACACGATCCCCTGCGGTAATCCTCAATGCTGATAGATTTGCTGGGAACGATACAACTTTCTGTTGATCGCTTAACTGGATTAACTTGTTGGACAATCTCTGAGCCATATAGCTTGAGTTTGTCATGGGATACTGGACTTCTTTTTCTAAGACTTCCCCGTTGTCCCTGGTGACAGCATCAGCCAACTGAACCTTTGGAAACTCGCTAGATTTGTGATTCTGTGCTGGATCAACAAAAAGACCTTTGATTGTATTGAATCGGTCTGATCGTTCAAAACTTGTCTTGATGCCTATAGCACCAATCAAATCATCTTCGTTCAGGCTTTCAGTCGGTGCTTCATAGATACCAGCATGGGCTATGTATTTGCCATTGGAGTAGACTAGATGCCCATTCATTGACGACAAGATCTTGTCTATGTTTCTGCGATGTGAATCAGTCCCGAATAAAACCCCGTTTACCGTGAATCGCTTTTGCGTACCGCTTGGAATAACAACAGAAACATCACACCCATCGGCAGCAGTGACTATCGCTTCCCAATCAATTTTTGCTACTGCGATGCCCATACCAAAATCAGCATTGATAAGGTAATCAGCCAAACATAAAGCTGGATTGGTTGAATAAGCTATATAGCTCGCATTGGTTACGTCTTGCCCATAAGTCCCGTCTGCTGCATATTCCAACCTTGGATCGTAGACTTTTCGACCCTTAACAATAGCTTTAATGTCAGTCGGTGCGTACTTGTCCCAGACTTCTGCTGAGTCCTCATTCAGCTTCCATTTCATCGCAATGTAAGCGATGCCTTTACCCTGATGCGCTGAAGTGTAATCAGTAAACGCATTGACCATCATGGAATCAGCAGCTTGGGTTGCCGTTCCTAAATGCTTGTTAATAATGCAGATAGTGGTGCTGTTCTTTGGGCCGAAAGTCCCTGCGGTGACATTACCGCCAGCACTAGAACCGCCATTGATTTGGGAATCTTGTATCAGTTGATTGTCGAAGTAGATATCCGTGATATCAGTTACTTCATGACCTGCTAAAGCTATAACGTGATAAAGGTCTTCATTGTCAGTTCCCTTCATACCGATATAGGAAATCGGGCCTGAAACTAACGTCTCACCATATATGGTTTTATAGGGTTCAGTGGTTGATCTGACCGTTCTTTGTCTTGATGCATCGGTATCGACCTTGGGCATCTGAACTTCAAACAAAGCAGACATAGCCTTATTCGCTACAAGTGTCGCCCCAGCTACAACCGCACCACCTAAAGCTATTGCTTGCCCTATTCCAATAGAGGCGGCAGCACCAAGCCCACCAACAGCGCCAGCAACCGCTATTCCAATTTTTTGTAAAGTTAATAAAAAAGGTGCTATTGGCCCCATAACTTCCATCCCATGACGATGAATTCTTTAGGAATTCTAGTTAAACCTTTTAAGGTTAAACACACCGCCTGATTGCCTAATTTAACGCCTAGAAGCTGTGTTTCAGGAAAAGTGATCAAGACTGGACTGCCATCAGGAAGACTATCAATTTCGTCTGTAGAATTGCCTAAGACTGTTGAAACAGTGTCTTCTAAGTCTCCGTTTGATCTAATTATCTGAATTGCTTCGTCTTCTGAATTATAGTGGAAATCAGCTAGATAGTCTTTGCCGGTAAGCTCTTTAACAACGAATCCAGCGAACTGACAACAGTCAGCATCTCCGTATGTGAAATCCCTACGTTCCCATTTGTTCAAGGCTTGTAGAACTTGCAGTTGCACTATCGCATCACATGTTCAGGGTCATCAGCGTCTATATCAGGGGCACCGTCTCTTCCCGCTGTCTTTTTGCCCCAGTCAAATTTAGCACCTTGAACCTTATGGATATGGCTGAAGAACAGATCACCTGAGTATCTTTCTTGCTGCGCTGCGTTGGTATACATCAGGTTTCTGGCAACGTCGAAGCGTGACAGCTCAGACTCTGCGATCAACTGAATAGCATCGCCACCGTCAGCACCAAGGCTAACGTTCATCTGATCCATGAAGCCAGCCCATATTTGCGTAGGGTCAGCAAGCAAAGCATCGTCAGCATCCAAGACGCCCATGTACACCGTGACCGGATGCATGAAGTAATCTTCTGTCAGTGCTGCGCCTGATATCGTGGCATCAAGACCTGAAAGCGTTAAGGTGATTGCATAAGGGCTAACGTCTATACCTTCTTCGACCTGACTGATAGAACCTAAATCACCAACACCAAGCCAGTCTTGACCACCCCAAGTATATGTTCCTAGTGAGTTGTGAACGTATATCGTCCCGCTGGGAAACTCTAGCTTTGCGAACGTAACAATCGCAACATGCTGCTGGGCTAATGCCGTTGCTACGTTTGTAGGAAATCCCCTGCTCATGCTAGAACGTCCTCGACTGCTTCAACCGTAAACGATGAAATGATCCCTGCTTGGTTGTCCCAAGACGTAGACCCTGCAAGCATGAACACACCTAAGACCGGATATAGGAAATCAACCAAGTCATTATTGTCAGTTGGCTTCCTGATCGGTGGCGCTATAGGTATCGCTACTGTACCCGTACCCGTTGAATCCACATCATCTGTGACCATGTGAAGCTCATTATTGAAAGCGATGTAATCACCAGCACGAAGATAGTTCGTCGTATTCAAAGAAGCATTGTCCACGTTTAACGTCGATCCAGTCTGACCAGCACCCGCAACGAATAGATTATTAGCAGTCGCTGACCCTGTGCCAGATCCCGCACCCGTTGCAGTAAACACAACCCCGACAGTGTTTGCTGACGCACCGATAGCCGTGAAATCAGTTGTCCCGACAACGGTGATAACGTAAATCGTACCAGTGACAAACGCACCCGCATTGACTGTTACTGTCGCCGCTGCGCCTCGTTTAGTGTAAGAATGATCAGGCAAAAAGAACCGATGCTCCTGACCGTTCAGCTTAGTCAAGAACGCTTGCATCACTGCACGATCATCACCCGAAAGATTATTGAACTGAAGCGATGCTTTCCAAAGAGAACCTTTTCTAGCGACCGTCTGAACCGCGTTGGTCAATGGACTTTGAAACGTCCGTGTATTCGTAATCAGCTCAAACGTGCTGGACGATGGCGTTATTGATGGGAAACTATAGGTGGTCATACGAAACGCCTTCTACGCATCAGGTCTTGGATTGTGGACACTGTTTGTTGAGATGTCTGCTGCATTGCTGCTCGGATCTTCATATCTACATTAGCATCAGCACCGCTTGCATCTACGTTATT